GTTTAACAGCAGGTGAAAATAATATTCCTTGTTTAGGAAATTTTTGTCTAGCTTCCATAACACTTTGTTTGTATAGTGCCATTTTCAATGTATCAAAAATACTTTTTTTATTAAGTGTTTCATAACTATCAGCGTATGCTTTTGCATCAGAACTATCTAATTTTCTATAAACACCCATATTAAATTTATTAACTTTAGGTTTACGTTTAGCTCTAGGCATTATTTACTAATCTGTTTCTTAGCGTATGTTTTAATAACAGCTAAAGCTGCACCACCACCAGCTAACGCAGCTAGTTGTAATGTTTCAGCTTCTACACCTACTAAAGGCGCAACTGTTAACGCACCAATAAATGCTTCTATAAATGTCCAAGCAGTACGCTCTAACATATCTTTTAGGTCTTCACTCATTTTATAACTCCATGCTTCGTTCCAAGGGGTCCACGCAACGTCCTTCTTAAACGTCCCATCAGAGTTTCTTTTTCTATTAAATTTTTCAAACATTAAGCTTCTGGTCTTTTACTATACTGCGAACCAGGCACTTTACCTAGTATTTCTTCTATAGATTTTTTTGGAAGTACTCCAAATCCATAGGCTTTACCTTTGAAAGTTCTATGTAATCCTTTTATTAAAGGACCAACTGTAAATATTGATGGTTTACGCAAGTCTGGTATTTTACCTGCATCACCAAATCCTGCAGATTGTCCACCTTTAGTTGTAGGTTGTTTAACTTCAAATGGTTTACCATAATCTACATCTAATCCTGTAGTAGTTGTTGCAGGTTTAACTTGTGAACGATAAAGTTCACGTTTTTCACTAGCAGTCATAGTATCTTCATATTTAGGTTTAGTACCCATAACAGACTCTAATGTTGTTTGACTAGTTGTACCTGTTTCAAAATCAAATTCTAATTTGTATTGAGATATTTGTTCTTGTGCAATTTTAGCAGCATAATCTGCGCCTTGCTCTGCTTGTGCTTTTGTAATAGCTATGTCAGATTTTAATCCTCTTTCACTTAAATATTCAAATGCTGGTGTTTGACCTTTAATAGGTTTACCTTCAGGTGTTGTACCTATACGTAATTCAGGAACATTAGTTTGTTTTGGACTTCTATATTCAATTCCTCCAGGACTTACTTTTGGTTCAGTAGTAACAGTTATTTGTGAAGTAGCTGTTTTACGTAAAGATTTAGCTTTAGCTTCTGCTTGTGGACTAGGTGCAGGTTCTGTTCCAATAATAGTTGCACTACCTTTTATGTTAGGGTCAACTTTAATTGTACCTGTTTGTCCACTAGGTAAATTTACTTCTGTTTTAATTCTAGGTACTTCTGCATATGGTGATTCAGGTGTTAATACAGGACCTTTTACTTCGTATCCAATTGGTTTTTGTGACGGTTTTGGTGGACCTTCTATTGTTCTAGATTTAGTTAATTTATTTTCAGCAGTAACTTCATAAGATTCACCCATTAATTTTTTCTTTTCTTCTAATGATTTAGCTACAGCTTCACGTTCACCTGCTAAAAATCTTTCAGTATTAATTAATCTAGTTTCATAATCAATAGATTTTTTAACACCAGATTGTGTACGACCTTGAGTAGGAGATACACGACTAACTGTTCTATCTATTTCTCTACGTGCTGTTTCTAATTGAGAATCAATTGCTTTTAGCATATCTTCTTCTACAAATGTATATGCTTTTTGTACTTGTTGTTGTTGTAATGTAAAGTCAAAATCAGGTCTAGGTCCAGTAGCAGCTGAACCTTTTTTACCTTGAGTTAATCCACCTTCACCTTCTATTTCATCAATATAATCTTGTATTGGGTCTGACATTAAAGCATCTTTCTTTTGTCTAGTTTAGCAGACAACACTTGCATTTCACCACTTATCTCTTGTAATTTTTCCATAACTGTACTTGCAAGTATGACATCATCAGTTGACTTATTAGATATTTCTTTAGTGTTACCATCATAATCTATATAAGTTACTTCAACATCTAAACCTGATTCAATAGCTGAAGCAACACGTGGATATACGAATTTGTACGCATCAACGCTATTGCCTATAAACCCATCTTTTGCTACACGATTGTTAGTTTGTGTATTACCCAGAATTAAACAACCTGCTGTATGCTCATCAGTATTACCTGTATGCCATAGTATATATTCAAAGCCTGGTACATCTTGTACCCATATCATACCTTTATGCATAGCACCATATTTATTTACATATCTATTATGAAAACCACCTTCTGTACGTAATTTTAATTTATATGTACCTGCAGGTATACGTGTTTCACCCCAGACTTTTACATCACGTTGTTCATCTTCTAATGTGTAGGCAAGAAATGTACGTTTACCTCTGTCAATTTCAAATAGCAAACCTGATGTAGAATCTTTACCGCTACTAACTCTTAATACTTCATATTTCATCTTTTACTCCTTGCCATACTGCACACCAACCATATGATGCTACTTGTTCTTTGAATGCAATGCAATAGTTATTAGAATAATGTTTGCAATTACCACAATACTGACCAGGTGTATTACTTCTGTTAACATATGCTGCAGGTAAAGGCATTATTTTTTCTTTGGGATTTTTTTAATTTTACCATTATGTGTTCTAGCGTAAATATGAGTTTTAGTAGTACGAATTACAGTACCACTATATGTTTTATTTCCCCACTTCCACGAAACTCTCCTAGTCATTTTTACCATTTAACCTTATGTGACCAGTATCTAGCAGAAAATTTATCTGGACTACTATCTTGTGCATTATGTCTAGCATAATAAGATTTTTTACGTGCTTTATCCTTTTTAGATTTAGGATTTTTACCTGCACCTTTTACACCTTGTTGTCCAAATCTAATTAATTTAATTTTATGACCTTTTTGTGCAAGAACAACATGTGATTTAGTTTTATGTTTAGGTGTACGTTTAGGTTTATTTACACCACTTAATCCATATTTTTTAAGCATTGCTTTTTTTCTAGCATCATGTGCCATTATGCCTCCTTACAGCAAGAACTACCATGTTTACAATTACAAATTTGTACAAATGAACCATCTTCTTTTGTATCTACTGTACACATTATCTACTCGCTTTTTGATTACTTTTTGGTTTATCTTTTCTAAATCCTATGGTAAGTAACCATATTACTAATGTAATTATAGTAGCTAATCCAGTTATTTGTTGAGCAGAACCAGTTAATGTTAATGTAGCTATAACAAGACCTACAAGTGTCCATGACAAATTAAGTGTTTCTTTAACTATTTCTATAAACCAATTCCATATTTTTTTAATCATATTGTTTTCCTAAATATAAATGCGGCCATAGTAGCTATTCTAGTCAAAATAACTGGGACTACAACTTCTTGTGCTTTTTCCTTTTGGTCATTAGTCATGTCATCACCAATAGTTGTAATGTCAATAGTATTAAAATCTACTAATACTTCTATTGGATTTTCTATAAAGTTTTCAAATTGTATTTCTGTAACTACATCAGCAAGTGTATAGTCTTCTACGTCTGCATTTTCTACAGCACGTTCTACAAATATTTCTACAGCTTCAGCTACTACTTCGTCTGATTTAACAGCTTCTGCAATAATAGCAACATCTTCAGTTTCAACTTTAAGTACATCAGCAACAACATCAACTTGCTCTGGTGTAAGATTTTCAACATCTTTTATGGCCTCCTCAACAACAGCTTGAACTATTTCTATATCTTTTTCAGTATATTCTTCTACAGGTTTTTCTTCAATGATTTCCTGTACTGGCTCATCCAAAACTTCCTGTACAACTTCTTCAACTTCCACCACAATAATAGGCTCATCTTCAACCTCCTCTACTTCAATTATAATAACTTCAGGAATATCTATAACTTCTTCAACAACATCTAATGTTTCTACAAATTCCTCAACTTCTTTAATTACTTCTACAAATTCTTGAATATCTTCTTCAGGAATATCTAAATCAGTATCTTTTAATTCTTCCTTAATAGCATCTTCTTCAGCTTTAATACGAGCAGCTTCTGCTTCAGCTTCTTCTCTAGCTTTACGTTCAGCATTAGTTTCATAAATACCAGTTTCAATAAAATTTAATTCTTCTTCTGTTGGAGGTAATGTAGTAGTTGTAGTAGTTGTAGTAGGTGCTACTTCTTCTTTAATAGGTTCCTTACAATCACCAGGCTGATAACCAAACCACTCTTTGCTTTCAATAGCTGTAAGATATTCTTTATACGAAAGTGGATTATTTGGATGCTCGCAGCCATTTTTGTCCCAAGCCAAGTACGTAGTGATACCATCTTCAACGACTTCTTCTGCTTTGGGTAGCGTAGTTGTTGTCGTACTAGATGTCGTTGTAGGAGGTATAAAAACATAATTATATAATACACTTTCTACAGGCGTAAAGTCGCTAGTTGTACCATTAGTATCATGAAATGCTTTTACTTTTGC